CTAACTGGATACCGTGCAATGTTGCAACGTAACGAGCTTGACCAACAGCTTCCTCATATTGCTCATACGAGTACATGGTCATCTCCCGTTCGAAATTAGTAAGCACTTCTCGAGCATGCTCCTGTGGAGTTATAGCACTAGAGTGAACTCTCCACACCATGCTCTTAATTAAGGAATTCTTGTCCAGAGGAGCTAGATACTCCTTAATCGTAGGCTCCCATACAAAGCGCCTTTTGAGAAACTCTGCGTTCTCGAAATCAACAAACTTCACTATTTCCATGTCTTTATTAGCCATAGTATAGGTTATACCGAACTCCGCAAAGATTTCAGCGATAGTAACTTGATTGTAGAACTCAATTATTTCCCCTGAAACAGCTGCAGCATTATCATCACCATAGGTCATTAGTTTAACGTGCTTCTTAAAATCGCATGGATCTCCCACACTAACATTATAAGCTATACGCATTAGAATACTATTGACGATACTGTTGAAAATAACTGTGAAGGGATGCCCCGAAGCATGACCTTGGTAAAATCTAACGAGATCCCCATCAACAAGCTCGTAGTGATATATTATATCATCAACGCATGCACGACATCTCCTCAAATCTTCCTTATTATAGCCACACTCTTGTGCCAGCTGAATAAGTACCCAACCTGCGTAGTGTAACAATACAAAAGGCATTTTAACATCATAAGAGCTAAAATCACCGTTGATAATGTACTTACTAAAGTTAAGATACCTTCCAATGGCTGTCCAATCCTTAGAATGCGCGTTGCAGCCAACTGCCATCTCGGAAATTAGATTATTGATCTGAAGGAGCCTCGAGACTGGCAGAAACAACCTGCGAGCGCAGACGCTAAAGGCTAAAGGGGCAGCTTGAAATAAGCGAACCTTACCTCGCGCAATATTCTTGTGTGAACTGGGCTCATCTTTCAAATGAGTGTTGAAGATTGGACCTACAGAGAGGCCATCTCCCCAGGATTCCCATATGAAGTCTATCTGATCCATGTAGTAATCGTCAAAGATCACATCAGTGTCAGCTAGAGCCAAAGCACTAGGACAAGTTAAACTAACATCTCGCTTCTTCCTTTGATGCGGATAACCTGTGCTACTACTCATATTCAGACGATCAATGTAAATTTCGCCTGGAATACCATTAATCCCCGCAACAACACTCAAAGGTTCTAGAGGTTCAGCTAGCGACTTTAAATCATTGAAATAACTTCGTGCAGCACGAGCCACCAATGTTTCAGAGATGGAACCAGGTTGTTCAACCTTAAGGTTAATAGTATACAACATAGGATCATACCACTCGCCATCAGCACCAACGAATCCACGTTGAAGGTTCGGAGGTCCAAACTTACTTTCTCCAAAGAGATTTTCTATGTCATCAGCGATCTCAGTGCGCACAACTTTAGAAGCAGTTTTAGCTCGGGGTGCATCGACACCACCATGCACGGCAACAACAGCTCCATCAGAAAGATAGTTGAATTTACTCTTCTTATGTACAGGGGTGAGTTTATAGGGTTCGAGATTAGGAGGGGCCATATTACCAATATGCACACATTGACCACGGTTTCCTAAGCTCTCCCTCAAAGACTCAAAGTCATTTTTGGTAAAGCAAAGTGCCAAACCCTTCTGTCCTATAATGGCGGCACAGATAAAGCCATATATCTGAATACCCCCTGGGAAGAAAGTAATAAGTGCTGAACCACAATCCCCAAGTTGGAAATTACCTTGCATGCTTCTTAGTGGACGTTTCTGCAGTACTTTGTGGGAAACAATATCAGTAACATTCTCAACTGAGTGAGAAGTATTGTTAGATAACCACTGTTCTCGTAGATAG